GTCTTTCATAATCTTGCGGAGCATCTTCAATGAAAATACCAAATTCATGAATAGATAAATTAGGATTAATTTGCAAGAACTTAATTGTTTCATCACCTAAAGATTTTGCATAACCTTGAACCTTACCTAACTTAACAGCTATTTGAACTTTTGCAACTATTGCATCAGCTAAACCTTGAATCAATTGTTTATCAGCAAAGCTTAATAAGTAAAGAGCATTATTAGTACTTTCCATTGCTGCATTTGCAACAGGAACTAGAGTTCTTGCATTAGGAGTTGAGCCATCTGTTAATTCATTCAACCCTGACACTTGACGCATTAAATCAATAGTACGCATCAAGTCATCATACAATTGACCAAATACAGCTAATTGACCAGAAGCCTCAATGCTTACTGGTTTGTAGTTTGGATTTTGGCTTAACAAATCTGTTGAACGATAAGGAACAACAAAGTTTGAGAAAATGAAATCCATAACTTTAGTAGGATTCATTTTTTCACCACCACCACCAAAGTCAACACCTTCAAGTGCGTTTAAATCAATATTGATTAAATATGGAATAAGCTTATTAGCCATATTCTGCAATCTAAACCAAGCTAAACAAGCTTTATCTTCCAATGGAATAAGCCTTTCTGTAACACCAGCAAAACGCATCTTATAGAAGTTCCAAGCATACAACTGAATATTCAATTGAGTATCCCACCAAGATGATGGTTTTCTAATTTGGTTTTCAGACATACCCCAGTCATACATAAAATCAGTCATCACAACCCACTTACACTTGTAAACAACCTTTTTGGTTACAGGCATAAAAATAGGTTCTGCTTGACCTTTACTTTCTGTTTGACTCATTGGCTTATTAAATTCAGCTTCTAATGAACCTAATTGATTAACAGCCATTCTTGAAGGAGACTGATATTTAGTTTTACCAAATCTTGTATTACCACGACCATCTACTTCTTCTTTATAAGTATAATCGTTCCATGATAAAAATTCAAAATCTAAAACTAATATTTTAAATCTATTCCAATATTTAGAATAGTCAGTTCCGTACATAAAGTTTGATGGGTTACCAAATCTTCCAGCGACAGAAGTTACCATTTGATTCATTTGGTCTGCCGTAAAGTATGGAGCTAAATCTCCAATATACATTTCTCTTACTTCACCCCAATGCACTAAATCAGAAAAATCACTTTTAGAACAATAAGATAACACCATGTTTTCAGGGTTAATTTCTCTTATCTTTACGTGACCATTCTCATCAATCCATTGAGTGTAACCACCCATTCCAAAATCAAATAAATTTTCTATAGTTCTTTTCCTCTTGTCATCAAATTTATTTTGATAAAAAGAAAGTGATACAGCTTGCTCTGCCTCCATTGACATTACGTGCTTGTATCCAAATTGCTGCTCCATTTCTAATTGCTCCATGTCTTGCGGCTCACCCGGAGCTGGTGCTAATACAGGACTGTCTACAAGTTCTTCTCCACCAGCTTTCTTCAATGCTTCACGCATCATAATCTTAACCTTCATTTCATTGAAGTAAGCATCTTCTTCACTTTTAGCTAATGGGTCTACAGCAAACGCTTGAATATCATATCTCCTCTGCACCAATTTTGAAATAGCAATTTCCCTAAATTTAGTCAAAAAAGATGGTGGAGTCCAGTCAATATTTAACCAACTCTTATCTGTTTGCTCATCTGCGAGCAACATTTTTTTATATTTTGTTGTACTTTGTCTACCTAATGCATATTCTCTAATCTCGTTCATTTTTGATTGACCGAAATTGAGCATATTATTAGGTACATAACCCCTACTATCGCTCCAAGCGCTCTTAACATAAGCCAAAATCCAATCGTATCCCTTACTTTTTGGGTCGACTTGTTGGTCAGGATATGTGTTTGTCTGTTGCTGCATAATTTATAATACTTTAAACGTAGTGAATACCACTTCTATTGCTATTTCTATTTGTTAACATTGCTTTTAATGTAGAATATTTCATGTCTCTAGCTTTTGCTGCTTGCTTTGCTGATTCATAAAATATTCCAGTATAATAGTCTATAACTACCTTACCTGTTGATGGTGGTCTATTTTCCATATATTTTACAATACTGTTTAAACCCATACTATAAGCGTGTTTCATTTGTTCTTTTCTTGTTGACCATTCCAAATTTGAAACATGATTATTGGTTTTTACACCATCTTTATGATTAACTTCTAATTTATTTTCAGGGTTATCTATAAAAGCCATTGCAACAAGTCTATGAACGCTTATATCTTTTCTTTTACCTTTTAATGTTAATGCAGCATTTAGGTACCCATCTTGTTTTACTCTTTTCTTCAAAATCTTTTCTTCAGTAAATCTTTTTGAACCATTAGAAGAATATTCTCTTTTTAATGCCATAACATTACCAAAATTACTAATTTTATAGCAACCTTCATACCCTTGTATATCTTTCCAGATTTCGGTAATATCATTTGTTTGCTGCTGCATTACTATGCTAAATTTAAGATTAACCAAAAATACTTAAAAGTATGTTAAAAATACAAAATAATTTATTTAAAAATTAATTTAATATAATTCACGGCCTTTAAGCAAATCATCATAATTCATATCCATTTTTGTGTTATAGGAAAATCCGTTATATTGGATAGCCGCAAATGGATTACAAACATAGTATTTTCCCAAATTCGACAATGCCCTGTCTATATGCTCATCATCAGGAACGCTCAAATATTCATCATAAAACCTTTCATTAACAATGTAGCAATGGAATCCGGTAAAGGATTTAACAGAATTATCTTCTAAAATCTCTCCTAAATAAATGCCGCTTAAATAAATATCAAAATCCTTTGGCTTATTTTCCAAGAAATACTTAAAACTATTAGGATTAGTAAACCTTACATCATCCTCCATGATACATATTTCCTTGAGTCCATTATCTTTTGCAAACTGAACGCACTGTTTATGAGCTAAATTAATACCCTTCATAACAGAATATTGGTCGTGTATAGCCGGAAATATCTGATAATTCTTTATGCCTTGTCCAATAAACTCTTGCATTAGCCTATCAAACCTATCATGAGAATCAAAATTGTGGATAACTGCTATTTTCAATTTTCTAAAATCTTAATTATTTTATTAAGCGCTCCTTCATAGGTATAATACTCTTTGTATATTTCACCGATTCTTTCCTGCTTGTCTATTATTTCCAAATAAGATACGCTCCCTAAAATCTGCTCAATTCTATCAGCATCCCTTTCTTCTATTATAATACCAAAATCCCTAAAATCTAGGTCAAATGGATTTACAAATTCATCAGATATATAAACAGGTATAGTTAAATACTGCATACATTCTGCTATCCTAAAACTATTTAACCCATAACCTCTTGGGCATAGGCCAAACAATGACTCAGATACAATATCACAAAACTGGTTAATATCATGACCTTTATCAGATACATAATAGTCGGGGTTCAATATATTAAATACGTGTTCTCTTACAGGGTGAGTATGGGTTCCGATAAAAGAAGCAAATCTTCTCTTTCTGCCATCCCATTCAAAAGAGTGTGGCATACAAAGAAGCGGTATTTCAACACCCACCTTCTTGCTCATACTAAACTGAAGCACATCCAAATCCTTTAGGTCTATAATTATACCATCATCATATTGGCAAATTGTCCAATACTTTTTATCTCTTGATAGGTTATCCACATATTTCTGTAGCTTATCGATAGCTTGCTTATCATTACCATAACTATTATTAACATGATAAGCGGTCCATTGTATTGGCAAATACTCTCTTTCGGTTTTAGGTATATATTGCCTTGTTACCCAATCCTCAAAAATAAAAAGATTTTCAAAAGGGTAAATCGTATTTATTGTTGGCGTAAATTCTGAAGGTACGTTTATCATAATTATTTTTTTATCCAAATTGCATCGCCCCAAGAGTGATAATGGGAAGCCCATTTTGTTTCTACTCTATGAAATCCAAAAGGTAATAGAAACTCATCTAGCTCCTCTACCATTGGGCAACCCTTATATGTTTCTTGTCTATTAACCTCTAAGTAAAGTAAATCAAATTGAGGCAACACTTTTACAGAACCTTTTAACACTTCTAATTCATACCCTTGAGTATCTACCATAAATAGATTATACCAAGAAGGGAATTCTATACTATCCAATGTTACTATCTTAACTACTTGTGGGTCACCATTAAAAATCACTTCAGAATGTTGCTCTAAGTGCACAAATGGTTCTAGCAAACTATTGCTTTGTCCTTGGTTGGTTGTATCTACACACATAACACCAATATCTGGCTTGCTTCCAATTGCTACGTTCTCTAGTTTTACATTAGAATCCCCTGCAAATCTTTCAACTAAAACTTCAAATGCTTCTTTAATAGGCTCTACATATAAGAAACCCTTTAGTCCACAATCAATATAGTCATCATGTTCTTCAGCCCAATGAGCGCCAACGTGAGCAACTCCATCTAATTTTATATCATACTTTTCAAGTATGGGTTTTAATGGTATCAGCATATTATACTTTTTGATTAATCCAGTTATATAATTTCTCTATTCCTTCATGAAGCGGTCTTGATGGCTTCCATCCTAGCTTCTCCTCTATAAGAGTATTGTCAGAATTTCTACCACGTACACCTATTGCATTTGATTCTACATTTTTGATAGTTAAATTCTTTCCAGAAATATCAATAACCATCTTAGCCAAATCATTAATTGCAATCATTTCGTTTGAACCAATATTTACCGGATGTACATAGTCGCTGTCTAATAATCTCATTACTCCTTCTACAGCTTCATCTATAAAAAGAAACGACCTAGTTTGTTTTCCATCTCCCCATATTTCTACTTCACCACCTTCTTCGGCAGATGCTACTTTATAGCAAACAGCGGCAGGGGCTTTTTCTTTACCATTGTTATAACATGATTCTGGTCCAAATATATTATGGAACCTACAGATTCTTACATCTAACTTGTAGTTCCTTCTAAAAGAATCAAATAGTATTTCACTAAATATCTTTTCCCATCCATAAGGTGAATCGGGTGCGGCAGGGAAACAATCACTCTCTTTCAATGCAGCGCAATCTTCTCTTTCTTGGATTTGCTCTGGATACGCACAAGCTGAAGATGAGAATAATATTTTCTTTACTTTATTCTTAGTGCAATAGTATACCATATTAAGATTTACCAATGCAGAATTATGCATCACGTTCGCATCGTTATCCCCTGTAAATATATAACCAGCTCCGCCCATATCAGCAGCCATCTGAATTACTAAATCAAAAGAACCATGTCCGCTATATATGTCGCTCTGATTAGGCGCAAATGTAACCCTACTTACAAGTTCTGGATTCCTTAAATCACCAACTACAAAATGGTCGGCTTCTGTTTCGGAATACTCAGGTCTTTTTAAGTCAACACCTCTTACCCAATAACCTTCTTTCTTTAATCTTTTTACCATGTGGCTACCAATAAATCCACCTGCACCACAAACTAATGCTGTTTTCATGTTTATTTATTTAGTTTTAAATACCATTGCTTTCTAAACCACCATACTCCAAAATTATTTAGAGTATCTTCTGATTGTAATACATTTTCTGGATTGAAGCTTCTGTCACCAATATCATCTCTTACAAAAACTTTGGGAACCACTTCTTCAACTGCTCTACGTACTTCATCTGCATTATAATCATGCCCAGCTAGTATACATTCATCTTTCACTTTTGGATACCAAGCTCTAATTTCTTTTTTAGTTTCTTCGTAAGTGTGTGATGAGTCTATATAACAGAAATCTAAATACCCATCATTAAACATTTCCGCTGCCTCTAAGCTACCAAACGGAACAACTTCTATAAACTCACCTAATCCGCTTTTGATTATGTTTTGGTAAATAGTTTTCATTTGAAGGTATTTACCATAATCCATATTATCTACCATATATAGCTTAAACTTCTTTCCAAGTCTATTGAGCTCTTGAGCTAAGAACAAGGCACTATCACCATCAGCAACCCCACACTCTAATACCTTACAATCATCTGGAAGCTCTTTTGCAATCCTTTGATAGAAATGCGGAAAATCAAACATTAAAAAATCACTCATAATTACATTTTTATAAAATAAGGGGGAACAATATCGCTAGTATCTAAACCATCCCATCCGGGACTAAACCAAAATGTAGGGAATATAACTTTCTTATTCTCGTTTCTATTCAACCATCCTCCCCACCAACTAAAAGTACTTGGGCTGCATATCTGATGCTCACACCAACTCATTTCTAATAGGTCTGATACCTCATCACTATTACCAGAAAATTCGCAATCATTTCTGTGCTTAAAGTTCTCCATGCACCACTGAATGTCATCAGAAAAGAACTTAAACTTGTATCCCGAAAATTCAGCCATAACTTTTTCATACCATTCTACTTTTACTTCTGGATGCTTATCTCTTAATTGAACATAATCACCCCTTCTAACATGACAAGCTACATATCCATCTTGTCTATTATATGGGAAATTAAATAGGTACAATATCTCGTTTCTGTATTCATCAAAATACTTTGCCGTTTGTCTGTAACCTTCTATTGAAATATTTTTATCTCTCCATTCTTCGTTAAAAGGTAGTTCTTCGTAACTATGCTTTCCTTCCCATAAATTAATCTTCTCTAAGTTAGGGTTATAATTTGGGTTAACCAAATGTAAGCAGTATATCGGATTCCACTTTGGATGGTCGCTGTGCGAAGGAACGGTAAAATCTAAATCATGCTTCAGCGCATAGGCTATAGCCGTTGCAGCTTCAAAGCACCAATTACCCATTCTTCCAGCGTTTGTAAATGTTACCATAATTAAAAGCCCCCTACGACAAGACGGCTTAATTCACGCAGGGGGGCTTGAACGTCTTGTTTTCGGGGGTATGTCTTATTTAACAACTAACCATTTATTTATGAATTAAGCGATACTAAAATAAATAATTTATTTCATATTTCTAAGTTCTTCTTCAACTTTTTGATAAAATTCTGGGTCTATGCTACAATTGAGCTTGTAATGTGATTCATCGTGAACCAAATGCTCATATTGCATCCCCGGAACTATATGCATTTTATTACCCCATTTAAACCAGTTCATGTTTTGGTATATACTATCAGAGCTATGTGGGTCCGTATTGGCATCCCAAACTTTTACATAATCCATTGCCGAAACAAAGTAGTTCATACAATTTAGACAAGTTGCAAAAAACGGCCTGTCCATGTATTTAGCTACATTATCTTTAGATATAGTCATCCCACTAAATTCTGTATAGTCAAATAGGGGTTTTGCAAAATCAGGAGCTAGTATGGTCTTTTTATCCCAAGTTTGAGAATATATCTTATCTATGTAGGTTTCATCTATTTGATTATCGCTATCTAAGAGTATACAGTAGTCTGTAGGAGAATAGCTTACGGCTAAAAACTTGTTAGCGTAACAGTCTTGATTTGTAACATTCCTATAAAGCTTTACCTTACTTAGCTTATCACATTCTTCTTTAAGTCTGGTATAAACATCAATATCACTAGCGTCATCCACTATAACAATGGTATCTATTCTAGCGTCATTATAAACTTTTTTAAAACTATTCAGGGTCATTTCTACCCTATTCCAAGTAGGTATACAAATACTAATCTGTTGCATTTTTAAAGATTTGATTCAGAAAATTTTTGATAATATCGCTGTTCTATAAATGGCTGCCAATTTATTTCAGTTCTACCTATATCACTATAGCCGGGTCTTTGCGTACAAAGTAACGGGTGTGTTATGTAAGTATGGCCCCTAGGCTGCACGGTCTTTACTACTGAGTTATCTATGGGAGCTTCTAAGCCTGCTGAAAGTATTTCTTTCATCCCATCAAGTGATATAGCCCATGCGTGTGTAGCAAATGCCATATCTAATAAAAGAAGATTAGGAGATATTTTTGCCTTAAATCCATTCGTACACTGAGCTCCTAGGTATAGTATCTGCCAAGTAGGAGGTAGCTGTTTTACAACCTGCTCCATTGTATCGTTTGGATTTCCGCAGCTTTCTACAAACATTGCGTCATCTTCAAATATTAAAACAGACTTTAAATTGGCGGCAACCGCATCCCTAAATATCTTTTCAACTGTAATTCTTAACCCTTCTGCACCGTTTTCGTGTGGGGTTGCGTTTACCAACTCGTATGGTATACCCCATTTATAAAGTTCTTCAGCTATCTGTAATAGACGGTCGGTTCTGCTTGGCAGATTTATAACAAGTATTTTATCAAAAAAATCGGTCCACATTAGCGTGTTGGTTTCATAGCAAAAAAATCAGAAAGCTTAGTTTTATTCTCTACTTTTTTCAAGTTAACCTTTTTATAATAATCTGCAAATAAAGTCCATCCGCCTCCCATTACCAAATCCGATACTTCTGTATCGTTCACGTTGAACTTTAACAATCCATCATATTTGTCATCTATCAAATTAGGGTATATTATCTTTCCGTCTTTACCACTTGTAAGTATGTATTGCTCCCATAAGTTTACCATTAATGCTTTATTGTCTGCATTAGGGTCAACACCATAGGTATCTTTATTAGGAAGTTTCATTAGAAACATTTCTAAATAGTTGTCAACAAAGAACTTACGTAAACCACCATCCATCTTAGCCTCCACTAATAATTGACCTCCATAAGCAAAACATTGCAGTGCCATGTCCATGTGGAAAAGCTCTACCATTTTAGGTCTTGCGTGATACTTTGAAACAAGCATCCTGTCAAATATAGGTTCATTATCACCTTTATCATACCTATTCATTACAAAACTACTAGCTTTAGAACCTTCTCCTGATTCAACTACTGAGTTTTGGAACGGGTCAACCGCACTTACAAACTGAACATAGTTCTTAGGTATAAACAAACTGCCTCTTTTTTCGTATGTTTCTTCTGGAGTTTTAAAATCCTTAGCCCTGTGCCATCTAGCGCTTTCTTTATCACATTTATGCCAAATAGCTTTTGCAAAAGGTATTCCACCTTCCCATACATAGTTTCCATATTCAACTGCGGAGCTTTCATTAACCTTTGCTAGTTCATACAAGTCATTTAATACAACGGCATCAAAGTGACAATTATTGTTCCGAAGCATAAACATTTCCCTTTCATCAAAAGGGTTCATCCTTATTTCTTCCTCTAATTGTACGCCTTCTAATTGCTTTCTCTTTTGTTCTAAATACTTCTTGGCCCCTAATCTTATATCACTCTCATCCAAGTCACCAGCCCCAACATAATACTCAACTAGAAACTTATATTGTTCTTCATCTGGCTCATTGATAACACTCATCCCGAACTTATCAATAAATCCGAGGTATCCGTCATAGGCCGGAGCAAAATACTTAACTAATCTATTAGGGGTCTTTGCATATTTAAAATGGTCTGCGCCATCCCAAACATTCTTAAATTCCTCACCACCACTTGTCATTGAGTTTGATGTAGATGGACATTCTATAAAACCAACTCTTTTGGCACCCTTTACAAGAGTCTTACTTACGATTGATATAAATGTAGAAAAAGGATTTTCTTTAGCCCATTTTCCGCCCTCATCAAACAGCCCTCTACTTAATCGACCTGAGTCATAAGAGTTTAAAGAAGGGGCTCTATAATCAATTCTAGACCTATGCCCTGTATCTGTATCTACTATACTACCTTTAGCACCTCTTACCTCTACTGATTTATGAGCAAATACTAATTCACTAACGCTATCTTTATTATTTAATTGTTTGGGCTTTAAAAATACTGGCAATTGTCTGTATCCAAACGAAACCATGTTTGTAAATGCTGCCTTAGCATCTATTTGAGTTTTACTTGTTAAACCGCAGAAACTATTCTTATAGAATATACATTCATAAACCAAATTAGATGTCGCAACTGATGTCGCACCCTCACGTCTTTTCTTACCTCTTACAATACCTAAACACCAAGGAGTTCTTTCCCAATGGTCCAAAAACAAAAAGTATCTTCTATCTGTATCCCTGTAGTCAGGGTATATGTCATCCTCTAGTTTCCAAAAACTTAAATAGAAATAGTTTTTACCGCTTATGTAAGTAGGAGCGCCATTGTTATAAAACCAAAATCCTTTCTTGCACCGTAGAACTTCTCTATTGGCATAAGCTGCCTGTTCTGCATTCAACAATGCATTACCTTCACTATCATATTCTACAAGTGATAAAAATGATGGTATATCTTTACGTCTCCAATATTGCTCATTAGGGTCATCTGTACCCCAATTCTCTATTTCTGACACATCAGGTCTTTCCGGAAGTGAGATTTCCGAACCGTATATTTTTATGGTTTCTGGCATAGATTATTTTCTGCTTTCAGCAATGGTTTCTACAAATGGTTTCTTGGCAACGTCTTTCCCTTCATCACCTGTAACACCGGCAGATATACCTAAATCTCTAATAGCAGTTGATATACTTGCGCTATCATTCCATAAAATCTTTAATCTTTCAAAAGTCTTGTCGTTCTTATCTTCAAGCTGTAAATGGGATAGGTTTGTTTTATTTAACAAATCTGCCATTTCATTAGCTTTACGGTTCAAAGCGTAAAATAACTTAGCCGCTCCATTTTGCTCGTAAAGTAATAGTTTTTGTTTTAGTTCTTCAAGTGTTTCCATGTGTTAATTTAGTATTATATTCGGCATCCCTACTGTGTATTTGCCTTCATCTGTATGATTACAAGCGGTCAAAGATACAACAGTAAGCTGCCTTTTATCATTAGTTAAATCCAAGACAGCGCTATCCTCTATACATATAGGGAATAGCGTGTCGTTTGCAAATATATACATTTCTGTGTCACCATCAAGGTCTGCTGTTAATTCTCTAAAATCTTCTAATGTCATTAGTCAAATCTTTTTCTTGCTCTTGATAATCTTTTATCTTCCATTTTCTCCTCTCTTGTTTTCTTTTCCTTACCAAATAATTGCTCTTTTGACAATCTTGTTGCTTCAGAAGCTATTGATTTCTTAGCTTTCTTAACTTCTTCTTCTGTCATATTTTCAACTTTCTTGGTAACTACATTTCCCTTATCTAATGTAAGATTAAATTTTGACTTGCCATCATATAACCTTCTTATTTCTTTTTCTATATTAGCATCTCTTAGTTTGCTTAGTTCCTCAAACTCTTTATCATTTATAAGCCTATCTCCATCTTTATGATTCTTAATAAGTTCAGGATTCATCTCATCAGAATTTAACATTCTTTCTAAAGAAGTTTCTAAAGATTCTTTATTTGCCTGAGTAGCATAACTTCCATAACCTATACCTGAAATGTTTGGAGCAAGAACAGTAGCTAATGAAGTAATACCTTCATCTTTTAATGCTTCCGCAAAATCATCGGCATACATTGGATAAGCCTCTAACACTTCATAAGGGTCAAAATCTTGATTTAAAGTATTTTTACCTAATGCCATATTAACAGCATATCCTGTGTTTGGAGCCAATTTGTTTCTAAAAAATTTAAACAATGAACTACCAGCTCTTTCTATTTTTTTCTGTTGATTATATTTATTATCAGTAAATCTTGAATATAATGCAGATGTCATTCTAAAGAATGTTCTTAAATAAGCTGCCTTACCACCAGTAATATCATACACTTTATCACCAAATCTAATTTGTAAAAAATCTGGTTCATCAGGGTCCATTTCAACAGTAGCTCCTGCGGCAGATGCTGCAAGCATAATTCCTGCTGTAGTAGTAACGTATGATAACATATCTTTCATTACTTCTTTTCTAACGCCCGGAGGTAATTGAGCATATTTAACAGGATTTAAACTATTAATATTTGCAGCCATTAAACGAGCACCATAAAATGTGTTACTTACAACTTTATTAGCCTTACCTGATTCTAAAAAGCTAACTAATTTACCACGACCCGTCATATTCATTACAAGGTCAGCCATTTTCTTATACGCTTCAGGGTCAGATTGTCTAGTAATGCCTTGCTTTAATAATTGTTTTTCATACTTTAAATACAATTCATACCTAGCCGTATTTAAAAATCCATCAGCAGCTCTTTGAGATGCCAATAATGGCTCTGTTATCAATTGTCTTACAATAGGTATTTTAATACCATAAAGGAAACTCTTTTGAAAATCTTCGTTTCTTTCTTCGTTCTTTAAGGCATCAAGCTCATTGAATTTAATTCCATCTTCTAGCATTTTATTGTATTCGCTAGAATTATGTATATCATACATCAAGCTATTATACTTCTTATCACTAAATGCGCTTTTCATTTGATTACCAAAAGCCTTAGAAAAAACATCCCATTTTCTAGGATTAAAAGCAACTAAAACACCTTGACGTAAAGAAACAGATAAGTCAAATGCAGTTTGCATAACCCTTCTAATACCGGTTATTTGATTAATGTGGTCAAAAGCTTTCTCTGTTTTGCTCATTTTTTTATAAGCATCTTTTTGTCTTTCAGCTTCTATTTGCCTTTCCATCTTAACAACCCTATCTTTCAATAATTGAGTTTTTCTATCTAACTCAAGCTTAGGAGGTGCCGCCTTTTCTTCCAAATATCTTTTATTCTTAATATCATCTTGGAGCTTCTCTATCCTCTTAGTAAGCATCCTTCTTTTTGAAGCAAGTAGTTCACCTTCAGTTTTTGAAGCAAATTCTGACTCGGTAAATTCTTGAGGCACACGGTCTCTTTCCTTATTAAGCCTTTTTACTTCTTTTATCTTATCTTCAAGTTCTAATATTCTGTCATTCTTTTTTACCTTTTGAGCTGGATTCTTTTCTTTTTCAATTCCTTTTCTAACATTCTCAAGTTCCTTTAATAAAGCAGCTTCTCTTTGTAACAATCTTAATTCTTCAGCCTTTTCATTTCTAGTTCTTGGCTTAGATTGGTCATATTCTCCATTAAATGCGTCAAGTATATCTTTTTTAGTTAAACCATCTACTATATCCTTAAACTCAGCATAGGTATCATTAATAACATCATCTAGCTTAGAAACACCCTCCTCTACCAAGCTTTTCATATAGTTTTTAATATGCGGAGCAACGGCAGTTAATTCCTTAACTCCGGGAATACTAACAGCGGTCAAACCTTGCTCTCCGCTTCTTAGCTTTTTCAGAGCTTCACGAGCCGCAGCTAAAGATTGCTTTCTCTCAATAACATATTCTTCTCTTGTCTTTTTTGCAGCTTTTCTAGCAGCAGCTTTAGCTTTATTAACTCCCATTTCGGCAATCAACTTAGCATTAGCTTCTTCGCTCTTTTGTAAAGCTTCTTTTAAATCATTTTTTTCTTTCTGAAGTTCCTCAAATACTCTAGCTTGGTCTTTTATTTCAGATTCAGTAAATGGATAACCTCTATCATTCTCTCTCATTAATAAGAAGTCTGGTAATGTATCTTCTACTTGCTTAACACCTTGTCTAGCTCTTAATGATTGACCAACTAATCTACCACCAACATTATTACTTAATTCCATTATTTTTTTGAATTCAGCTAAATTCTTAGGTGATGGATTTGCATTAAGTTTTGCTTTTGCAGAAGATAATATCATTAACATAGCCCTCTGCTCATTAGGCTTAGGTATCTCATTTTTTTCATATTTAGCAATCAGCTTGTTAGCATATTCTGGGTCTTTTAAATTTTCTCTTGCTTCATTATCCCATTGCTCAACAGTTTCAGGACTTGCTTCATATTCTGGGAATCCTAATTCACGTGCTACCTCATTTAATTGCTCATGAGTAATACCAATTACTTCGCCTTCCTCAGTACCTTTGGGCTGTGCTTCTTCTGCTGCCTTGGCTTTACCTTCTCCGGCAGGCTCATCCCCTTGCTTTCCTTGTTCCACTCGTTTACGTTCACCCCCTGTGCCTCCATCTCCTTCCTGTTTAGGTTGAAGTACTTCTGCTGCGCTTTGCTTTTGTACGGCATCTTGTATATCTTTAATTGTTTTTAAATCAAAATTACTGTCTACTATTTCAGACATTTGAGCATTTGTTAGCTCATCAGCTAATGGCTTAAATTCTTCAGGTAGATTATTTCTTACAAAATCCTTTTTCTTTTTATTAGATTTTATTTTTTCATATTCTGCCTGTCTTTCGCTTTTAGTAGGTTCAGACGGTTTAGCCTCTGAAGGAACTCCTTCTTTTGCTCCGGTTTCAGTTGATTGAACCGTTCCTTCAGGTCCTGCTTCTGTTGTTTCGTATTCATAAAGTAAATTTTCTACGTTATCTAATAAATCTTGTTCTTCTTCTGGAGTAAGTTTTGATTCTTCATCTAAGAATTTATTCAATGCAACCTCATCCATTGGCTCTCCAACCACTTCCTTTTCAACACCTAATTCAGCTCTAATATCAGCCAATCTAGGAGCGAACCTTCCCATACCTTTATCATACAATGGAATGGCATCTTCCGAAAGACCTTTTTCTAAAGCATCTAAATATTTATTTGCGCCTTTACTAGGTATCCCCTCTAGAATATCATTAATAGCAGAATCAATTTGAGTAGCACTCATTCTATTTCCTGATTCTGATTTTATATCTAAAAAAACACCAGCATCAGTAAGTTCTTCAAAAACCTCTTGCACATCTCTATTCCTTTCCGTAAGCGTTTTACCATTAGTCTCAACCACTGAATCACTATCAGCTCTATTATTATAACTAACCTTCCTAGGTCTACCTGTTTTTTTACTAGGAACAGTTACTTTATTTCTTTCCGTATCAACAGTAAGTCCCAAATCCCTAGCCTCAAATCTTAACTTATTTAACTCAGCCCTACCTTCTGGTGAATTTTTATAGTTTTTCCCTTTATTAAAATAAGATTGAGCTTTTTGAATCAAAGCATTATCTGCTAAAACCTTATCTGAAACTTGAGTAAAAGATTGTCTTTTCTCAATAGAAGCAAGTCTTTCCGCCTCTGTTTTACCACTTAAAGTAACAATAGTTTCTCCTTCTTTTTGAGGTGGCTCTTGAGATGATAATAATTCAACCGTTACTTTTTGTTCTACTGGTTTTTCTAATAAAGGAGATATTAACTTATCGTATTTATTATAAACCTCATCAAATGCTTTTACATCTTCTTCATTAGTTAACTTAGCCCTATCTACTTTACCATCTACTCTATATTGTTCTGCATTTGGTATTTTAGAATCAAGTTCAGATTGTTCTTGCTCTCTTAATTGCTCTACAGTTTTTACCTCAGTTGGTTTAACTTCTTCTGTTACTTCTTTTGTATATGACTTCCCGTTTGTACTATCCTCTATATAAGTTTTACTTAATGTAACAGCAGGCTCCCCACCTCTTGTAGTAGTTTCATTTACTACATTCCAATCGCCTGTTTCTTCATTACCAAAAACATCCCATTTAACTAAAGAGCCAACTTTTATTTCACTTGGTTTAACTTCTTCTGTGACAACTTCTTCAGTAGGAATAGCAGCTCCATCTTCAGCATCCACTTCATCTAACTTCTTTGATTCTTTAGATAAATTATCATAATAAGAATTTATTTCTGCCTTTCTTTTATTTAACTTTTCTAAATTCTCATTGTATAATCTATCCTCTTTATTTAATAAAGCTATTTCTCCATTTACCTCAGATAATTTATCTTCTTTTTCATTTTTAATATCTAAATCTTTTGGTTTGTTTAAATTCTCATCAACCATTGATTTTAATAATTCCGCATCATTGTTAGATAAAGTTCCATCTTCAACATTTTGATTTATTTCTGAAACTAAATTATCTATATCTTGTTGTGTTTTAGCGCTCTTTATTTCACTTTCTATATGACGTTGAAGGTTTTTAGTCCTTGCTGTTACAGCGCCACCGATACCACCAAAAATACCCCCCATAACGGCAGAGTTTAAATACCTAGAAGCTGCCGTATTTTTTATTTCTTCCTCATCAAATATTTTTTTATTTTCTATTTGGTTTGCAGCCAATTTCATTAAATCCATAGCACCTTCCTGAGTAGCCTCTGTACCTCCTTCAACTAATGCAGATTTAGCTCCAGCTTTTACGGTATTCTTTAAAGCCGTTTTAGTAAGTAATTGGGTTGCCTTGTCTGATACTGTTTTTTGGAACTGTTCAGCCGTAACTTTTACTCCCTTCTTTGCTAATTCTTCTGAAGCCTCTTTTAATATTTTAGATGTAACATATTTAGTAGCAGTTCCGCTTTTAAGTATATTATCCATACCAAGCTTTTCTAAAACACCAGCTATTACGGCACCTCCTAGTCCAAATGCTGTTCTAGTGGTTTCGCTCATGTTTTTAGCTTCCGGAATATCATCTATTGTAGATAATGCATTATCGTATCCCTGAATAGCAAAACTTGTACCTCCTGTTGCAACACCCAGTGCCATGTCTCCAGCAATTGATGGTAAAATAACTCCAAGAGCTTTTATATCATCTAACCCTATACCATTAGTAACATCAAAACCTTGAACTAATTTTTTTTCGTATTCTTTAGAAGATGCTCCACTTCTAACATTACCAACAAGATTTCTGACTTTATCTGCCGCTTGTTTTTCTCTTATTGCTTCATAGTTAATACCAGTAACACTAGATGCTGCCTTATCTGCCGTTTCCTGTATCCTAGCAATTGGGCTAGCATCAAATTTTTGATTTAATCTGGCTGCTCCTCCGGCAATAGTTTCAGCTCCAGAAACAACCATATTATAAAGAGCAGCTAAATAATTGCCATTATTTTCTCTATCTTTTAATGCCGCTTCTTTTAATGTTGGCTTTACAACCGGTTGTACTGTTGTCTTAGGTACAGACTTGCTAATATCAGTAAAAATCTCACCTGAAGCTACCTTTTGACCTTGCTTTAAAAAATCAGGCTGACTTGGTAATGGTGATGGTGTAACCGAAGATACTACAGGAGTAGATTTTTTTTTTAAAATACCCAATGGGTCGTTATCTACAGGAGCGGCTCCTTGAACTTTAGGAGTCGCTGTTTTTTTAGAAAGAATACCCAATGGGTCATTTTCTTGCTCTATTTCTACAAATTCTTCTGCCATTTTTACTGTTTAATAAGGTTACCTAATTTTATAGCTTGTTCAATTTGAGCATCAGTATAACCTTCTTTGTTTAATTGTAATCTAGTAAAAGTCTTATTACCAAGCTTGTAAACTGTTTTTTTCACAGGTTCTCCTGTTATACCCTTTTCTGCCACAGCAGAAGGTCCTGCGACTTCTTGATATAGTTTTGTAATTTGAGCTCTTAAATTAGGAGTATCTGATTTTAATACTCTAGTAACAGGCTCTCCATATTCATCATTTAAAACAAATTCAACACCAGTTATTGTTCCGTCTGGTCTTTTGTATGTCTTTGCTGATACATAATTAAATTTTCCACCATCAAGTCCTGCTAGATTATCGGCAAGAGACATAAATGCATCAGAATCATTATCTTTTATTGATTTTTCTACATTTTTTATATAATCATAATTGGCGGTCTTAGATGGGGTTCCTCCCACATTAATCTTTGTTACATTAGGAGTTTGTATACCTTCTAATGTAAATCCCGGTTGGTCCACCTTTTTAATTATATCATATAATGTATTTTTTTGCGCACTCATTTTTTCCTCATCGGATAAAGTATTGTATGCCGGTAAACTAGAACCATTAAATCTTTTTTTAGTTGCACCAATTATTTCAGCTTGATTGGAAGGTGATTGAGCAAAAGCAACATATACATCATCATTAACAACAGGTACAGGGGCATTAACACCTGATATAGGCCTTTGCTCTGAAATAATAGATGTGGTAGGTATAGTTCCGGGAGGTAAATATCCTGCATTTACATCGAAATTTGGTTTTTCCCAAATACCTATATTAGCTCCATATTTTTTAACATTTTGGTCATCTTTACCAACAAATGCGGTTACCTTTTGTCTATTTTTTGCATCTTTAACCGCATCTACAATACTAGAAATATCACCAGTATAATCAGCTAAAAATTCAGGGTTAGCTAAATTTTCTAAAATTTTAGATTGCTCTGGGGTCTTATTAAATCCTGTTCCTTTTATATATCTATTTACTAAGTCACCTTTAAAATTTTGTCTTAACAAATCTATATTTACACTTTTAAATTTATTCTTTACATCAGGAATATATTGCTCAAAAGCTTTTGCTTCATTTTTCATTGCTGTTGATGCGCTAACTAAATCACCAACTTTACCTCTCAATGAATCAGCAAGTGTTACGGGGTCTAATTTAAGGTTCCTAAATTCATTATAAATATTATTCAAACTATCTTTTATAATTGCATCCGCAGCATCAACACCTGTTTGGTATTTAGATGGGTCTGTATATTCCTGCAAATATTGCATCTTACGAAACGCTTCTGTTTCATCCTTCTCCTGTTGTCTTAAATCATATTGTCTTTTTCTTTCAGCAGCTTCTGCTTCATTAGCTAATTGTCTTTCTCTTTGAGCAATAGCTGACTGTAAAACTTGACCCGGAGCCGGGAAGTAATTCGGTAAAGTAAATGCGTAATCTGCGCTGTTATTTCCGTCTGCCATGATTTATCCTCCTAATTTAGGTAGTTGATATGTAGATGATTTTAAAAAACTAGGATTTTGGAATCTATTTCCTGTTCCATATAAAATATTTTGAACCAAAGCAGGATTGCCGCCCAGCATTTGTGCGCTTTGTCCTCCCTGATTCAAACCGGTATTCCCTAAACTTTTAAACTGACCGTATTGCATAAGACCTGCTCCAATATCACCTACTCCTCCAAATATATTTTGCATACCTGATTCTCTCAAAGCAGCTTTATCTTGTCTATCTATTTGATATTTTTGAAGCATACTTTCATAAGCTTTATCAGCTTCAGAAATAGCTCCTCTATATGCTTGACCCAAACTAGGAAGTAGCGCAGCTTTGCTTTGACCTTCAGCTGCTGCTAAATTAGAAAATGCTTCATTGGTTCCACCTTGCAATCCTGACCCAACAGCTATTAACTGAGAAGCATCAGTTGCTCCTCTTTGCAAATTAGATAATAGATTAGACTGAGATTGCATTATATTAGATTCAGCTTTTTGTGCTCCCGGCATACGGCCATAAAACAAATTTTTATTTGCAGCTAAATTCTCTTGCGCTAATGGATTTTTTTGATACTGCTGAAAGAAAGGATTAATTTGATTAGCAAGCTTATTCTGATTTGCTCCTGCGAATATCTTACCTAATGAACCAAGGCCGCTTATTCCAGCTCCAAGAGCCATAAATGGGAAAGGCATATACTTCTAATTTAGATGTTTAAAATTACTATTTATTTTTCAAATTCAACTATTCAGCCAAAATAAAATTTTGACCTCTTGATAAGTTAAATCCTACGTCTACAAAATTAATATAAATTATTGATGAATACTGTTGAAATTCAGCCATTATTTGAGGTATTTGTGAAATAACAATATCCCCTGTCATTAGCTTTTGGTCAGGAGTTCCTGTTGCATTTGGAGACAATCTGTCTCTAAACAACCTACCGTACAAAATACCCTCTTGGTTCACATAATCAGAGCTTGTTAAGTCTGTTATTTGAGTATTAGGTAATGTAGTATAAACCACTGTAAAATCAGGCGCAACGCTAGTTTCCATAACTATTTCAGACATATCCTTCAATCCGCTTAATGGCTTATTTACTACCCAACAAACTCTAACTGGATACTGAGTACCAAACCAAGTGTTCCACGTGGAAGTATTTGTATTAAACTCGTAAGGAGCACCATTTTTGAAACCAAAGAACCTATTGTCAAAATAATCGTATTGCTCGCCCATGAATTGATAATCGCTTATCCATTTGTTTTCGGCTAGGTTAAATACCACTGATTTAGCTAAACTATCAGATATATCAAATCTGTTGATAATAGAACTTGCGTAAGCCGGAACCGTAGCGTAACTAGGCAATGTAGATGCATAGTTCTCATAAGTCAATCCCACTAGAGATATACCAAATTCCTTATGGAATGGGTCTATAAATGTAGGTAAATGGTGAAATCCGTTGATATTATCAAGGTTATTATTATTAGCTGCTAAGTATCCTTTTGCGTAATTCTTAAATAAACGCTCCATTTTAAAGCTACTAATAGGGAATAAGCCGTTTGAACTATATTGAACTACTTGACCATTGTTTAAGTCATAGAAGAATATATTGCCTAAATATTCAACAACTGTTTCTGGAGCCGTGGTTCCATACATACCTTTTAGTACGTTTATAGTACCAATTACGGCACTATCTTGAACTAAAGATGAATTAGAAGAAGAACCAACTAATTGAACCTCACCTAAATAGCAAGAAGCTGTCTGGAAAGCACCTATAGAAAGCATAATAACACCCTGCTCGTTTGTTTTAGAAGCAAGCTGTAGTTTTTGTATAGAACCCGTGCCTAATGGTACATTTTTAAAGTTTAATGCTTCAAAAGTGCTTAATCCATTATTTGCAGTTCCAGCAGTATATACATTTGAATACCTTATTTCATGCTCATTTCTAGTCTGTCCAAGCGTAGTTATAAAGTTAGGCCACCCTGTATTTGTGTTCCAGAATTGCCACATACTATCATTTGGAGACATATTTTGAGTATAGTATAAAGCAGAAGAAGTATCTGTCCTTTCTAATGTATAAACATCTCCGCTTATCTGTCCAGCAAGCGTACTGTATTCTCTTGATATGGTTCCCGGGTTAGTTATTGCATAAGAATCAGAAACCTCAAAAAAGGGTTCATTTACAAATGTCTTTTTAGGGGTATATATCTCAATAAAGAAATTTGATGTAGTGGCATTAAGCGCACCTAAATCATATCCGTCAGCAAGTATATAATCACCATCTTGACCTATGATTCTTAAATTGATAACCGGAGTTGATGATATATAAATCTTAACCATATCACCTTCTTGGTAATTATAACCTATACCGATTGAGTTAAGTGGTGATATATTTAAACCAACAGCGTATGTTGAACTAGAAAAAGTGCCACTATAAGTCAAATCAGTTGTGCTAGTTGAACGAGTTGCATATTGCGCTCCCCCTGTTTTTACTTGCAAAAATGAAGTGCTATTTAAGTTCTTTGTACTTAATATTTGATAATAATAAGCCCAATCAGGTATTTCATTAACAGCGTTTGAATTACTTAACGCCCAATTCAAATAGCTAACAAATGATGATTGTCCAAAAGAGTAATCAGGTATATTATAATTAGTAAATTCACTTACAACACCACACTTCCTTCTAAATCTATCATAAAAAGCTATAGATATATTATAAGAAGCTCCTGTTTTATATATATTCTGACTAATAAACTGTCCAGTGTTATTATTTATAAGTATATAATAACCTCTTGGTAAAGTATATGCAGATGATAAATTAGCGTAATCCCAATCATACCCTGTTGTATTAGGAGAATATGTAGATGTAAAATTATTTAAGAAGAATGTTAAATTGTAATCTTCAATTGTTACATCTGCTAAATTTAAAGGAGTAGGAATAAGAGCCGGAGGAGTATTCCTATATGTATTGTAATAGAGAACTTTATTAAAGTAAGAAGAAGTATACATGAAGTTAACTTCCTCTACAGTTGTATCAAATGGAAATGTAGTTCTTTTAATAGGTATATAATAGCTAGTCACCTCTGAAGTAAATGTATTACTTGCTGGTGATGTAGTGGTAGATGTTGGGATAGTTAAGCTTGTTTCAGTAGGAGTATCATAACCAGAAAGGTTATTGCCCATAAACAATCTGCTTGTCCCTGTTTCTAATGTTTTTGTTAATAAAGGAACAGAGTCAAATGGTATGTTAGATTGACTTGAATCTAAATTAGCGCCTGCTATGTTATTATAAAAATCAAATGCCAATTGTGCGGTTCCAGCATTGTGCGCATTGATAGCAGCTAAATCATTAGCATTTGCTTTATCAAATGTTTTAACAATAAATATTACATTATTTAAAACATCTTTAGCGCATATATTAATTCTTTGAATTTCATCTTCAATATATTCAGCATAAGGTAATTCTGCTGCTATGTAATTAGCATTACTATCAGGAGAATTAAAATTCAACAAGTCACTAAAAGCAGAAAGTCTAGATTTTTCATCATCAACAAACTCATAGTAATAGCACATTTGAAAAGCAGACCTTTCAATAAAATTATTATTATAAGTAGCATCATTTGATTTAGCTACTTGCAATGAATAAAATGGAGGGCGTCTAATTACAGTTAATGTGGTATATGGTAATCCATTTGGGTATAAGTTATATGCAGTTTCTTCTGTTTGATAACTTGCATGGTTTGTTTTTATACCCTTGTCTATGTTTATTTTCTTTGGCTCATTATAATTATCTGACCAATAAAGAACACCATTAATTACTCTGCAGTTTTTGTCAATTCTGTAGTTCTTATTAAAATTAAGACCTTCTTGAACCTGACTATCGTATATAACAGCGTAAACTTGATTATCTACAAAATCAAAACAATAAATTCCGTGGTCACCAAATGTGTTGCATATAAACCATAACATTCTTTGACCTTCCGTATCCACACAACTACCTATACAAATATTAGTTCCGTATGGAGGATAAACCGCTTGAGAAATAAGTGTAGTACCCGGAACATTTTCAACTCTAGCATTACGGCCATATTGAGTAATACCAACACGACCATTCATTATTCTTAAATACTCATTATCTTGTAATAAATGCAATGAATCATCCTGATTCAATCCGCCAGTAAATATCTTTTTACTTCTAATCATTTAATTAGTATTTAGGAGATGCTTGACTATTCTTTTGAACAATTCTTTTAATTTTCTCAACGCTCCAATCAGCTTTTCTAGCTCTTAGGATTTTTCTTTCACGCACGTATTCGTTTTGGGCCATTTGTCTTTCGCCCATATTATAATTTCTATTATTCTCTCTAGTCTGCCAACCAATATAAGCTTGTATCGTTTTTATAGCGTATGGGTCTATTTGAGTAGCCGCATCAGCCTCTTGTCCGTCTGATACATATTGAAGTACAATATTTTCAACAGAATAAGTTTGGTCTAATTGAATTTGATTTCTTTCTTTAAAAATTTGGAAAGTATCTTCTTGATGTCCTGCGCCAAAACCAAAGCTTCTACCAATATTTTCACCGTAATCATTGTATCTTACGGTAAACCATTGAGCATAAGGCAATGCGCCATAATATAATTGAGCAGAGTTTGAATCTGAAGAAGTCACATTTTCATTCCAAGGCTGCTCTGCAAAATTCAAATTTTCATTCAAATTAATAAGAGGATTTAACGTACTTGTAGGAGTCAATGGTCTGATTCTTTGTCCAACCATAACACCTACTGTTACATAATCCTGATAATCACTTGGTAATTCTGCCGCATTAATCGTTTGGTCTACAGGTAATATTTTTGTATTAATTACACGTAAATCATCAAATGTAATATCACGCAAACAATCTGCTGCGTAAACCAAAGACTGCATATACCAATGCAATGGGTATCCTTTTTTTAATAGGAAATTTTTTACTATATAATCTAAAGATGCGGTAGTCATTTTTAATTAATTTTATTTGTTGCTGCACTATAGTTGTCTACTATTCCAGTTTCTGGTGTAACAATTGCGAATTTAGCATATACCTTTTCTATAATTTCATCTTCAGCTCCAGCAGGTATGGGTAATGGGTCTGTATTTGAATAAAGTGAAATATCCATAACCACCAAGTACATATTTACTGTACTAACCCCCAATAGTGTAATATCTTTTGAGAAAACAACAGTAAAGTTTCTTAACTCATACCAAACACTACCTAACAAATCATTTAATAATTTATCTGCTCTTATTAAAGCTCCTTGCCCTAAAGGAACAGGAATATAGTCATTGTCATTTTCATCAGTAACACGATATACCCCCATATTTCTAGGAAGGGATATTGGCATTACAGGCAATGTAGCTTTTGCTCTTTCTCCAAAACTTGTTACCGGAATATTTTCATAATAAGCAACCATTAGATTATCTGGAATAGTTTCACCAGTAGGTAAGGTAGCTGAATAGTACTGCATTTGAAAAGTTGCATTAACAACTTGCTCAATCGCTTTTACCACATCTTCCATTTGAACAGGCTGGTTGCTATCTCTATAACCACCAGCTAATCTTGTTAGGATTTGTTCAGCCATTAAATATTTAGTAGTACCTGCCATTTTTATTTAGTTTCTTGAGTTTGAATCTGAGCAAATTGCTGAATATCTTGTTCAGCCATGTTAATACTCCAAAACTTCAATGCTCTTGATATAATATTGTTGATATAAACGTCTGTAAATTCTAATTGTGTGCTAGTATTAGGGTCGTAAGTTATAGTTCTACCTGATTGTGTGTATCCTAAAACAGGAGTAGCTGGCCTTCTCAAGTAATTATAAAAACCAGATTGAGTAGCCGCAGGATATAATCTAAATCCAACTGACGCATCAATTGCAATAGGATTGCTAGTAGAAACAACTCTTAATTGACTTTTTAAAGCTAACGCTAATTCATCTTCATTCAAAAACCTTACATTGTTGATTGTGCTGCCACTAACAGTATAAGCACCACCAATTAAATGCAAGTAATCAGCATCAAAAGTTACTAATCCTGTTGAATCTGACGTGAAACTTTTCTGAACTCTTAATTTTCGTATTGCATCATGAATTATTTGTGTTGCACCATAAGTTGAAAACCATTCTTCAGTCGCTTCTAATTGTGCATTATCTAGCGTTTGCATAGCTTCATTTACAGTTACAAAAACTCCACGTTCTTTACGAACAATGAATAGCATTTGATTGTATATGTCATTTATATTATAAGCCATCTTCTTCCTCCCAAATTCCCAGCGCTCTGCGGGATTTTATTAAATAATAATTTTTACCGTTGTATTCGTATTTCTCCAAATACTTCTCCTCAAAACCCACAACATCACCTTCTTTTAAACCAGAATCTTCTGGAGCTGAAATAACTTTAGCTCTATCTCCAAGTCTTGCCTTGAATGTGCTCTGCGGCAACTCTATTCCCATTTGGGTTAATACTTCTTTTGGAATATCTAAATCTATTGGCTCAAGAATAATTCTATCACCAACTGTTTTTAATTCTTCACCATCAAACTTCGCATAAATATCTCTGTACGAAGCTTTCCATACATCACCAGTTCCTGTATCTACAAGGTTTGTAAAAAAGAATTGCTGAGTTTCACCAAAACTAAATTGAGACTTCCATCTGCTTAATTCACTTTCAGAACCTTGACATCCATGGATAAAATTACCACGATTGTCGCTGAATGTTCCAGACCAAGTATGTGTAATCTTGCCCGGCATTGCTACAATGAATATTTTTTCACCCTTACCATTAATAAATTTCTGATAGTACGGGCTATCTTTTGTAACTTCTGTAAAATAAGCTCCATCTGATTCAAATTTTCTTTCAGCAACTACTGAATAATCAAATAAAACTTTATCTCCAACTTTTAATTTAGAAACTGTTTCAGAATATTCTCCTTTAGGGTTTTCTGGCAATGCTGCTATTTCACCAACAACGGTTGCGTTCCATTCTGGTCGGAATGAACCGTCTAGGTATAACTCTAAATCACCTACTTTGATTGTATCTTGAATAGGCTTGTCTAAATTAAGAAAAATATGGTTTATCGGTTGTGCGCTCATAGATGGTATAAAATTAAGTTTTTTATAGGATATAAAAATAAAATGCCCCCAAAATTTTGAAGGCATTTTAAATAATGGGTTAAATCATTAGATTATTGCGTCAATATAAAGCTCATCAGGAATAAGTCTAAACTGCTGTCCGTTAACCTCAATGTCAACTCCTACAGTACTAGCAAACATAATTTTATCTCCTTTTGCAACATTTTCAGCCTCTTTACCAGCCATTTCTACAACTCCTGTGATAAAGTCTTTTTGAGCTGTTTCTGGCAAGTAAAGACCACTATCTGTCCTATCTTTAGGGGCATCTAGTTTTACAAGCACTCTTTTGCCTAATGGTGTGAATTTTTGTTTCATTTAATTTAATTTAATTTATTTACAAAAGTAATCATTTATTTCCAATTATGCGGTATATCCATATCAATTCCCATGCCATTCATTGCGTTTCCATAAACCCTGACTTCTTCTGAGTAATAATGCTTAACTACGCCACCTTTTAGCCTAACAAGCCATACCGAGTTTACATTTAACCCATAGTCAATCAATAAAATACATTCACCAGCTCCATGTGGAGTATGAACTTTTATAGGGGTTGAAAATTCATGTATCATAGCACAAAATATAAATATAAAACAATCCAACTAATTGTTGCGGAAACGGATAATCCAATAATAAACGACAAAATATTAAATTGGAACTTTTGATACTCCCTCCCAGCATAAAAGCCCATTTGGTAATATTTTTTATTTATATCATTCATTGTTATTTTTTAAAACCCTCACTGCGTAATACTTTCCGTTTATACCCTTAATCCTTTTACCCACCTTTCTGTTTTTAAAAACAGCGTCAATTTTAACGCCAAGTAGGGCTGCGACCTCAGCAGCAGAATCTAGGGTAATAACCTTCTTTTTTCTTTCTTCTAAATCCAAGGAGCAATCATAAACCAAGTGCGTCAGCTCTTTTTCTATTTCACCAACAAACTCTGCTTTTCCTATATACTGCCTTGGATTATTTTTACTTGATTTAAAAGCCATCTATCTATTCGTTTCTTTTTCTAAATATTCTTTCATTTTTTTGGTAGCCTTTGCGTTCTTGTCTATTCTAGGATTAAACCTATAGTCGTACCATGTTACATAGTTACCAAACTGGTCTCTACCTTCCATTTTAACACGGCTAACAACACATCCAAACGGTTTCTCCACCTCTCTTGGTATTTCCCTAGCTGGATTACTGTAACCAGTAAGTTTAATAGAATTACTTACATTGATAATATCGCCTTTCAATAGCGATTTGATTAAAGCGCATTTCTTGTTCATGTGTATTTGGTTTGATTTAGTTATTTTCCTTGACCTCGGTACTTAGAAACGGATTTTTGTTTTGGTCCTCGTGTTTTTTGTGCTTTTCCGCCCTTTCTTTTCCCGAAGCTTAGTTTTGTTGAAGTTCCTGTAGCTTTTGCCATAAATTAATTTTTAATAAAATTAATCATTTTTACAAAACTACTAAAATTTTTAATTTAATTAATAGTTAATTTAAAATGGAACTTCTTCACCTTTTTCAGACTTGCTGCTAGATAAAAGCTGCAAGCTAGAAACTCTAACCGATAATTGCGGAACTACTTCGTTAGCGCTATTAGAATAAGTTTTAGCTTCTGGCTTACCTTCTAAATAAACTTGAGTTCCTTTTTTTAAGTAACTTCCTAAATTAATTTTTTCGGTCCAATACGCACAACTTACCCAAGTTGTTTTTGAAACTTCTGCGTTTTCAGAGTTTTTGTACTTCTCTGTGTGTGCGACAGAAAAATTAATTACATTTTTTCCGCCAACATTGTTGACTACTGCATCTTGTCCTAAATTTCCGATTAACTGTAACTTTAACATTGTGTTTTGTTTTTTTTTATTATTAAAAATCTATTTGACTAATATCATCTATAACACCTTGGTTATCCCAATTAGGTGGCAAGTCTAATTTTGCTTGCTTACCCTTCCAACTATTCCAAAAATCATATTTCTTTTTATTCAAAATATCCTGAATAATATCTCTACCCTGAACAAAGAATCTTCTAGTATTCCATATATACTCAATTGTCATAAATCCTCTTTTACCAACACTTTTCTTTTTTATCTTTTTGAAGTGAACTTCTGCCAATGGATTATTTGTATCTATCTGAGCAAACGGCCTATGATAAACCATAATATTATTCATCTTATTATTCCACATTGCGCCATCTGCAATATCAAAAACATCCGGGCACTCATAGTTTCCTGATTTATCTTTTTGCATTGATTTAGGATGCGCAATAATCCAAAAGTAAACATCGTTCTTTTGAGCAAACCTTGCGCAGTCTGCTAAAAATGTTTCCAAGTACTTATCCGTTCTTCCACCAAAACCTTTATAATCATTTGTAAGCTGATTAAATGGGTCAATACAACAAAAGTCAACCTTCTCTTGAATAATTAATTCTAAAAACTTTTCTTTTACATATTGAGGTGTTGGTGACAACATTTCAGCGCTTATGTAGAATATATGCTTTGATACAAAATCATAAGCTGCTTCATAAACTTTATTTGGAGGTCTATTTGGATTGTATGGAGTACACTCACATCCTAACACCATTTCAACATAATCATGAAAATATTCTTCAGCAGGGGTATCTTCCGGTGAAAACGTAGCAATCTTTTCCCCAAACAATAAAATCCTTGTAAGTATATACCATTTTTTAAAAGCACTCTTACCATAGTTACCAATACCAGTAAGTAATGTAATCTCTCCTCTTTTTGGCTTAAAATGAAAATCTATTTCAGGTACGCCGATACCAATAACCTTTTCAAAACCTTTTTCATTAATCTGTAAAGCCCTTTCTTTTACATCAATACCATAAACAACATCTTCAACTCTGTAATTCTCATCCTGATGCTCTTGAAAATCTTTCTTTACATTAATCTCACTTCTTGTTGTACTATCTACTAATACTTCTTTCTGTATTGTTGCGGTATTGAAATTATGCCTACTTGCTCTATATGCACTTTTGATTGCATTTTTCATTTCGCTCATAGTAAAGTCATTACTAACTGTGTACTCTGATGAAATAAGATTTATTGCAGAATCTTCTTCAATACCAAAACGGCAACACGCTGATGCTAACTTAAAAATATAAATATTTCTTTCTCCGGTTACAAACGCATCGTTTCTATTTGTTAACCATTTTAATATCTTAGTAAAATTTTCAGAATCACTACCAATAGCATCTTGTTTTACTAATTTTTTCTCTACGGTTTTTATCTTATTAAAAACTTCAGCTTTTTCATTAACATAAATTTCAGGGTCATAGCTTTCGTAACAAACACGACTAGGATTAATTCCGCTTTTATCTATTTCAGGAAAAACTTCTTGTAAAGATTGAAAGTGCTCTCTATGTTTTGAGCCATCGGCAATTTTAATTAACGCTTTCAATCCATTACCTGATGGACTAACCCAACAAGCATAAACGAATGGTTTTGAAATTATCTCTGTTTGTTTTTCTCTTAAATCACTAACATCATCAAAATCTAAAACTATAAATCCACTATGCTCAATTATCTGCTCATCTTTTCTATCACTACCAAACCTTCCACTAAAACAAACGGATGGTAAATTAGCTTTTAATTTTTGAGATTTTGATTTATCTAATGTTCCACGAATCTCATTAACCAAAGACATACTTTTACCTGAAGATATTCTAGATAAAGCATCACTTACGGATATGTAAAATGGGTTCTTGGAAAATATGTTTTCAAATATTGTTACTTGCATCGTTTTATTTTATAAAGATTGGCCTAATTCAGATTGTCTTTTTTTGTATTCCTCTAATTCAGCGTTTAATTTATTTTCAGTATTTAATTTAATTATTTTTGGCTTTACCTTACCCTTCTCCATGACCGCATCAACAACCCATCTTTTAATCGTTAAATAATCAGACTTGGTTGTATAGGATTTTTCAATTTTATAGGAAGATAGTAAATCGTAACAGGCATTAACAAAATCTTGACCATATTCGGATACTAGCTTTTCATTTTCATTTTCTAACAAACTGATGTTGTCTCGGTATGCTGTTTCCTTTACTTTACTTTCCTTTTCTTTCTTTTCTTTTCCTTTACTTTCCTTTCCTTTAATAGCATCATTTCGCATACCGACTGCATTGCGTTTGCTATGCGACTGCATTGCGTTTGCATTAACTAATTGATTATCAGGATTATTAGACCATCTTAAATTAGCTGCATTACGTGCAGATTCTGTTTTTTTCTGCATAGAACGACACAATCTTTCAGAAAAAAAATGTGTGTCATCTATAGTAAATAATTCATAGTTTTTTATAACTGTTTCTACTTTTTCCTTAGAAGTGCCCCATCTTTTAGCATAACTTCCAGTAAGCGCTATAGGTAATCGGTAGTCAGTTTCATTCCTTAACTTCTCAATTAACGCCCAAAATATACCATAACCTTCCATACCTAATTGGTCAATAAGTATCATACATTTAGGGTCATCCTGAGAATTACTATCGTGTGAAAAATAATAAGCATCTTTTGCCATTGCAATATTTTGTCGGTATTAGAAATTTACTTGGTACGGGAAGGCAGCTCTTATTTTTTCTAGCTGCTTATCAGTTGGGATTAATCTTCCAGATACAATCCTTGATATTTCAGACTCCTGAATACCGGTTTTCTTTGCTAGCCACCTATTTGTCCTTCCATCTAGGGCTATTTTCAATAGTGCTGTTAGTGTTCTTTGTGGTTCCATTGTTTTTAGGTTATTTATGCAAAGTAAGTGATAAAAAATCAAAAATACAAAAATGTAGACAAATAAATTTTTTATGAAAAAATATTTGTTTTTAATTTAATTAATCATATCTTTGCATTATGATTGAAAATAGAGACAATATCTACAAACTTGCAGAATTATTAGACTTTGTAATAGAGGTTTATAGAGACGGTGTGTTTATTGGTAAATATAGGTACATAAATGGCAAAGTAACAAAAATAGATTAGTATGGGTACTGTAAAAAAGAGTTTTAAATACACTTTTGGTAACCCTAAAAATTGCTCAGGAGTAAAAAAGGGTTTAAATGTAAAGATGGTTATTTGTAAAAATAATAATAAAGTTTACAGTAGTATATCTGAAGTTGCTAAAGAACAAAATGTATCAATAAGCCATATATCAAGATGTATAAGAATAGACGCTGAAGTTAATGGATTGTTTTTTGAATTTATAAAATAATAATAAAATGGAAATTAATTACAAGAACGAGTTATTTGAAATAGCAGGTAAAATGGAAATGATTGTTGATTTTACTGAAATAATTGAAAGAGTTCCTAAGACATTACAAGATGATAGTGAAGATGAGGTTACTATAGAATTGAATTCTGTAGAGGTTGTTATAGCAGGTAGGGGAATAGATATTTTACCTAAATTAACTGATAAGCAAAAAGAAGAAGTGATTAATAATTTAAGCATACATTAGATGAAGTATTCTTCAAGTTTTACTCACGATTTGAATTTTGGAGAATCTGGTGAGGATTGGGTAAATGAAATATTTGCAAAAGGTAAAAAGGTAGAAGTAAAAACAGACCGAATGACACATAAAACAGGAAATGTTTTTATAGAGTATGAGTCAAGAGGTAAGCCATCTGGCATTGCAACAACTGATGCTGATTATTGGGTTTATAAAATAGATGAAGTAGGATTTGCAATTATATTTGAAGTTGAAATATTAAAAGCTAAACTTAGAAAATATTATACAGACGGAATGTATTTAAAAAAAGGTGGAGATAATGATACGTCAAAAGGTTTTTTAGTTCCAATTATACAATTATTTAAAAAATGAGAAGTACGATAATTAATAAAAAGAAAATTTGTATTTCGTGCGGTACATTAGATTATCATTTTTCTAAAAAAATGTGTAAGCAATGTGCAACAGTAAAAAGCACTTCTAAAAGAGTAGAGAAATACGAAGAAGAACAGCACGATGAAAGTTTGAAACACTTGGTTGAGGATTTAGATTCTATATTCAGCCAATACATTAGGTGTAAATACGCAAACAAAGATGGTATGGTTGCCTGTTATACCTCTGGTAAAATAATGAGATGGCAAGAGTCTCAATGCGGACATTTTATTAGCCGTAAAAATTATGCAACTAGATGGCTTCCGCAGAATTGTAGGCCACAATCAGAATACGACAATTGTTTTCTGTCAGGAAACATTGATGTGTATAGACAAAAGTTAGAAGAAGAAGAACCGGGTATTGTAGAGTATCTGCAAGAAGAAGCTAGGCAGGTTTCTAAACCAACGAGAGATGAGTTAAAATCTTTAATTATAGAATACAGACATAAATTAAATTTAGTAAAGAAAAAATTTGAAAAATGAAACATGGAAGTTTATTCTCAGGCATTGGTGGCTTTGATTTAGCTGCCGAATGGATGGGATGGAAGAATGTGTTTCATTGTGAGTGGAACACATTTGGTCAAAAAGTATTAAAACATCATTTCCCAAAATCAATAAGTTACAATGACATCACTAAAACAGACTTCTCTATTCACAGAGGAGACATTGACATTATTACGGGAGGATTCCCATGCCAGCCGTATTCAACAGCAGGGCTTAGAAAGGGGAAGGCCGATGAAAGACATCTCTTTCCTGAAATGTTACGAGCGATTAAAGAAATACAACCCACATGGGTTATTGGCGAGAATGTTCGTGGACTTGTTAGTTGGGGGGGGGGATTGGTATTCCACGAGGTGTGCGATGATTTGGAAAGGGAAGGATATGAAGTGCAACCGTTTCTTATTCCAGCTGCAAGCGTCAACGCACCGCACAAAAGAGAAAGAATATGGTTTGTGGCCTACTCCGAGAGCGCAAGAGCCGGGAAAAACATCGGAAGGTTACGGAGCTTGTCTAAACGATGTAATACAGGGGAGGAAACTTCAACACTTATTACCAACACCGATGGCTCAAGATGGGAAGAATTCAACGCTTCCTCCAAGTCAAATATACAGGACATCATTAGTGGGGATGCTTTGTACTCCAACAGCTCAAGCGAGCAGGGGGAACACCTCTCACAAGAGAGGGAAGGGAAATTTGACAGACCAAATAGCAGAAATGAATTTAACAACTTCAAAAACTTCCCAACTCAATCCCCAATTTGTAATGGAGATGATGGGGTTTCCGAAAGATTGGACTCTATTACCTTTTCTAAATGGAGAAACGAATCAATTAAAGCAGGAGGAAATGCAATAGTTCCACAAGTAGCATACGAAATATTTAAAACAATAGAAAAATTTGAAAAATGAGCGTAGAGTTAAATGAGTATTTAGAAAGACCAGAAGTTGAAACAGAAACACTGCTTTACAAAAGAAGATTGGAAGCAAAGATTATTGAAAGATTTAAAAAAGAGTTTAAAGAAAAAATTGGGTATGAGCCTCATGTTTTAACCATGATAGATGAAAGGTCTGATATACCAAAGGTTCCTATTTTAATGCTTAGGGATTTTATTGATGGATTAATGAAAGAAAAGTTCGGTAATCAAAGAATTGGTAATGATATAGCTCGTTTAGCAAACAGTGGTAGACATCGTGATATAGTTAATTACAGATTCATCTACTTTAAATTAGCTAGAATGATGGGTAATTCATTTGCCTCAATTGGTCAAACTATAGCAACAAATAAAACAAGGAAGTATGACCATACAACAGTAATGTATGCGTGTAAGTGTTTTGATGACTTAATTAATACAAACGAGGAATTTAGGACTATATATTTAGACCTAGTAATTAAATTAAAAGAAAAGTTTGCAAAAAAAGATTTAGTGTTCAACTAAAAATATATCAAAAACCAAAAAAATAATATAATTTTACACAGTTCTCATGTGTGTTTTTTGGTTTGATTTAGTTAGGGCCCCTATTATTCTTAATGGGGGCTTTTTTATGCAAGGTCTATTTCCAATTCTTCTTCCGTAAACGGTATTAAATTTAATTTAATCAGTAAACCATTTAGCATACAAAGAAGTTGGTAGTCCGATAAGTATTTTAAGTTTCTAACTTTTTCATTGGCTATTAGAGATAGTTTAACTACTTGATTTTCGTAATTTGACCTTAAATGATAGTTTTTCATATTAATTTAATTAAAATCCATACTTTTTAAGCTCTAATTCTATTTTGATAATATAATCCAACGCAACACTTATCTTTCCCTTTTTTAACATTTTTTGGAAATTACCCTTGTCTATTCCTATTTCAGAACACATAGTCGACCATTTAAACTTATTATGAGATTTAATCCATAAAAGTATCTGATTGCATCTTTCATCTTCAGATTGGTCTAAAGTTTTAATTTTTGTAACTTCTTTGTCTTTTACGATAAAATCACTTTTTGATTCCTTCGTATAAAGTATCTGTCTTTGTATCTTTTTTTCCATTTAACAAAAATACTACAAAAGTTGTAAATAAAAAATATATTTTACTACAAAAGTTGTAAATATATTCAAATGTAGCTACCAAAAATATGTTTTTTAATTTAATTAATGGCTATTTTTTAATTTAATTTACGCATAAAAATTAACTTAATTAGTCCTAAAACAGCCCATATTTGAACCTAAAATCAAAATATTGAATTTAAAGCCCATTTTAGCCCCTATTTTTTCAAAATGATA